CTCTTGGTGGAATTACAAAATCATCAGGTTTAATAATGACATATCTATAATTATACTCGTAACACGCAGAAATTGCAACTTTTTCTTCAATTTCTACAACAGTCATCTCTGGATAATCATCTGCTTCAAGTAAACCTGCATATCTTTCAGCGTCATCTTCATCCTCAAATAAGTATAATGCCCTCTCACCATCAGGATCATTAACAGCGTATGCTCCTTCTCTTTCTTGTCCTAAGATGGTTAAAATAAACATTAGTCTAGTTCGCAAGCTTGTTGATAGACCTCCTTCATTAAGTTCTTTACAATTTCTTTGTTTAAGTCAAAATCCGAGTCTTCAATGTATTTATTCAAAATCGTTAAAGTGTCTTCACCCTCATCTTTTGAAAAATCTACTTCTTCATCATTAAGTGCAAAGTTTTCAACAATTTTAACATCAATTGATCCAACTTTAATTATCTTGTCAAGAAACTTTTCAAATTGTAATTGATTCGTTTTCTTACGAACAAGAATCTTTACATGCTTATCTTTAAATTTATTTGCGTTGAATAGAGTTGGATTTGTATCGTCATAATAAATTTTTTCAAAAATAGTATAGGTATTCTCAATAAATTCAAAGTCATAAGTTTCTGTATCAAAAATATGAAATCCTCTTCGATCATTTACATCATTCCAATATATTTCATAAGGATTACCAAGATAAAAGAATTTACCATCATTTGATCTTGTATGATAGTGTCCAGAGAATACAGTTTCAAATTTATCAAAGAATGATTTAGGCATTCCATGTTCCATGACAAATCCTCGATGTGCTTGGAATCCATTGATTTCTAAATGTCCAAAAGCAACTTTAGATTTTGTCTGACTAATTTTTCTTTTAGTTTCATCATAATTATCAGCACATATCCAAGGTATCATGAAGAAATCTGACCCACCAATCTTATATGAATCTGGAGAAGAGATGGCAACTATATTGTCATAATCTTCTAATAAAGATTCAACTGCATTGATTTCATTTGTGTTTTTATAATACACATCATGGTTTCCAACCAACTGATATATTTTGATTCCCATCTTTTGGAATCGATCATAAACATTTTTCTTTGCCCAATTCAAAGCCCAGAAATCTATATTTTTACGATTATCAAATGCATCTCCCATATGAATGCAAGTTGTAATACCTTTCTCTTCTAAAGTTGGAAAGAATATATCATCATAAAATTTTTGGAAAAAGTCATGGAAAACTTTACTACCCTTACGAGCACCAAAGTGTGTATCCGTAATAATAGCAACCTTCATGAATTTTGTTTTGCTTGAATATTTTCCTTAATTGTATTATAATCAGATGCGTTGAAGTTACCGTCAGCAGACATGACTTCCTCGAATCCAGATCTTTCAATGATCTTTGCTCTTATATCCATTTGTCTTTTTTCCTTTTGGATACGACGTAGAAATGCATAGTGTATAATTTGAGTAAA